CCCTAGGATTACCATAACCATCAGATAACACAATGTAGCCATTTGATGTGCGAATGTCTAATCCATTTTGGTTTCCTGAAAAATTACCAAAAATAGAGTTTCCATTACCTGTGGTCATTTTGTTGCCAGCAGGGTCGTATGAACCAGTATAACCACCGCCAACAAAAGTATTTCCTACGCCTGTAGTTAAATTATAACCAGCACCAGAACCAATACAGACATTTGAGTTGCCTGTTGTAATGCTATATCCAGCAGCATTACCCAAAAATGTGTTTGCTGTGCCAGTAGTATTACTATACCCAGCTTGATAACCTACTGCTGTGTTGTTAGATGCGGTGGTGTTGTTATATAAAGCTGTTGTTCCTACGGCAGTATTGTTAGAACCAGTAGTGTTGTAGCGCAATGAAGCAACACCAAAAGCAGAATTTTCACTACCAGTAGTATTAGCATAAAGCGTATTTACACCAAAAGCAGAAATATCTGTTCCACTTGTATTGGAATATAATGCTCCACTACCAAATGCGTTTATTACCCCAGCGGTATTGCTATATCCAGCTTGATAGCCAACTGCAGTGTTGTTAGATAAGGTGGTGTTTGAATAAAGTGATTGCTGTCCTAAAGCAGTATTTTGCACTCCACCAGTATTTAAATACATGGTTTGGAAACCAACAGCAGTATTGTAATAACCAGTTGTATTTGAATATAAAGCACCTCCACCAACAGCAGTTAATTGTGAACCTGTGGTATTAGTATAAGCAGCGTTAATACCAACGGCAGTATTGTTGGATGCGGTGGTGTTTGCTTGTAAAGCTCTTTGTCCTACAGCAGTATTGTAAGAACCTGTAGTATTTGCAATCAAAGAAGCAGAGCCTACAGATGTGTTATTTGAACCTGAAGTGTTTGCAGTTAAAGCACTATCACCTAAACCAGTATTATAGTAATTCGTATTTGCTTTTAACGCATTTGTGCCAAAAGCAGTATTTGAAGGATTGGCAGTATTTCCAGAACCAACAGTAAGACCTGATATAGAAGCATCAACTTGGTCAACTTGTTGTGCTGTAAAGGTATTTCCTGCGGTAGTTGCTAAAGTAGCATTTACGGCTGGTACGTTTAAAGAGAAGTTAGAGCTAGGATTAGGGCCAACTAGGGCTACCTGACCGCCTGCTGTTGCTTGAAAGACTAATTGACCCATGATTTTTCCTTATGGTGCTATATAAATTACAGAGCCTGTGCTTAAAGCTCCTGTTGATGGATTGTATTTTAGCGTAGATGACGCTGTTTTTAAAGCCTGATTGCTACCTGTAGCAGCTACAAAAGTAGGGTAGTAATTAGCGTTTGTGCTGGCATCGGCTACGGCTACGTTATTAGCATTAGTCGCTGTAGTGGCTGATGTCGCTGAAGTAGCAGTTGCTGCGTTACCGCCAATCGAGAGACTTGAGGCCGTTCCTGTTAATCCTGTGCCTGCGCCACTAAACGATGTAGCGCTTAAAACGCCTGTATTTGGCACAAAACTGAGCTTTGTAGAGCTAGTTGTCGCTGCGTTATTGCCACTAGAATTTAACGATAAAACAGGGTAATAAGTTGATGCAGAACTTGTATTGTCTGTAATCGCAATGTTTGTAGCGTTTGTCGCTGTTGTCGCTGTTGTAGCCGAGCTTGCAGAACCGCTAATATTGACCGCTAAAGAAGTAATTGATCCGCTTGCCGAGTTCAACGGAACTGCGGTAGTCCCAATATAAAGCGAAGAATTACCTAAAACTCCGCTAGGAATAGTTCCTGACAAATTACCAGCAGTAAGACTAGTTAGACTTGCTCCTGAACCGCTAAACCCTGTAGCTGTAAAAATGCCAGTAGAAGGGTTGTATTGGAGCTTAGTAGAGCTTGTATATTCTGTTGATAGGTTTCCGCTTGTTTGGTTAGCAAACAAAGGATAACGAGTGCTATTTGTAGTGGTGTCATCGGTAACAGTCGCATAAGCAGTAGGGGTTGACCAAGTCGGTGCGCCTGTACCACCTGAAGTTAATACTTGACCTGTTGTTCCTGCTGCGCTAACAGCTAGGGCAGATGCACCTGAATATACAATTCCGCCTGCTACAGCCGTTAAATTAGCCCCTGTGCCACCGTTAGATAAGGCAACCTGACCGACAATATTGCCAGCCTGAACCGATAAATTGCTTTTATTGACATAAATTGCACCAGTTGTTGAATTTACATAAGCAACAGTGCCGATTTTGATTGCATAACCTGTCGGTGGAATAGTGTTTTGGTAGTAACCAGCAGAATATGGGGATAAATACAGCGTATCACCTACTGTATAGCTTCCAGTATTTACACCTTGAATTAGGCCAATCGTTGTTACATAACCAGCCGTTCCAGTAGGAATAGCCTGGTTAGCCAAGCCGATAACGTTTCCTGTAGTAAGGCTGTTGGCAATAGCTAAGGCAACGTTTGGATAAGTATATCCACTGCTTGTAGAGGTTATGTAAACAGGCTGACCAATATTGATCGTAGAGCCTGTATTGTTATAAACCTTTAATTGAACCTCTTCTCCAATATGTAAAGTATTGTTTGTGACATCGTTGTAATAAGCTAAAGAATTAACATTGCTGTCATACCATAAGCGACCTGCGTTATAACTTGGCGCAGAAGTCGCTGTGTAAGTCTCATAACTAGAAATCGTAGGTGTTGCCATCGTAACGCTAGTAAGCGTAGAGGCTGTCGAACCCAAGCTAATCGATGTAGAGCCAATCGTAATCGAGCTATTAGCCAAATAGCTGTTAGTAATAGGAGTTGCGTTCCAAACACCAGTTGTAACCGTTCCAAGCGTAACTAGGCTTGTAGAGCCAGCTAAAGGCGATGCGCCTACGGTATTGTAAGAAATAGTCTGTGCGCTAGAACCGTTAAAAGTAGTGCCTGAAGCTGCGCCTGAACCGCTATTATTAAATGTAATGCTATTCGTTACAGAGCCTGCGGTAGTTGCCGATGTAGCTGTGGCAGCATTTCCACCAATAGATAAACCACTTGCTGTGCCTGTTAAACCTGTTCCAGGGCCACTAAACTGGGTTGAGGCAGTAATAGTAGTGCCACCAACGGTTGAACCGCTGATTGGTGTGCCTGTAATGCTTCCGCCAGTAATAGCCACGTTATTAGCGTTTTGAGTAGACATAGTGCCTAGACCGCTAACCTGGGTATTGGCAATAGCAATAGGGGTCGTTGTTGCGCTTGTAATTTGACCTTGTGCGTTTACTGCTATGACAGGAACTGCGCTTGCAGAACCGTATGTATTAGCTGAAACACCAGTATTCGTAATGCTAAAAGTATTAGAAGCTAGGGTTAACCCTGTGCCAGCAAAATAGGTAGCTGATCCTGAGAACTGAACCCAAGGCATCGCTGTAACGTTTATTGTGCCTGTTTGTGTTGCAGTGCAAACCCAACCTGTATCAGATTGGCTGCCGTTTAAAACTACGGTGTATGCGCCTGGAACTTCAGCCCAAACGTCCATATCTACGGCTCTTGTCCAGCTAGATGCCGATGCGATATAGATGCCGTTATATTGGCTAGAAGACTGGTTCTTTACGAGAACTCGGTCTCCTGCTAGGGTAGTATAGCCATCAATCGTTTGTAGCCCTGAGAGCGTTATATTGGCTAGTGTGGCTACTGCGCAGGCAGCCTTAGGGCCTAAGCCTTGCGCTACGGTATCAACGTAAAACTTATTGGCAATATCCGTATTGTTACTAGGAGTTGTGCTTATTTGCCCTGTGGTAGCCGATACATTGGTAAAAACCCCTGTGGAAGGGGTAGTTGCACCAATAGGCGAGCTATCAATGGTCGAGTTTGTAATGGTTAACCCTGATTGAACAGGATTAACCGTTGCAAAAAAAGGCTGACCTTGCCCTATAAAGGTATTAAAAGACCCATCTAGGTTAAAGTAAGCCTGAACAGGCAGTAAATTCTGCGTAACAGAATCATTAACAGCCATAAAAGTCCTTTATAGGCTTACGATTGGTCCGCCATTGGCATTACATAAAGCGTTGTTCCTGAAGTTCCAATTGCAGTAATTGAAAAAATAGGAGGGACAGCGATTACTGTTGGTTGGGACATAGTTACACCCAACACAAACGATTGGCTTGTATTTCCGCCTGAAGGCAATACAGCTGCAGGAGCGGAAGTTGGGGTAATAGTAATAGCAACAGGATTAGCTGAGGTATTCAAAAATCCGCAATAGTTGACCTGGTCATTGCCATTTGGGGTAATAATAACGGCTGTTGAGGCCGTTCCACTAACCGTAATAGCAGTTGTAGGGCCAACAAAACGGTAGACCGATGTGTTTGCCATGTTTATTCCTTAAGCAGCGTTTACTGGCGCTGGGTTACCTTCAATACGAACGATTTGAATAGTATATACACCGCTTGCTGGCTTTAAAGTAGCAGTAGAGGTCAAATTGCCGAATTGAATGGTCAAAACACCAGCAGCTAAGCAATCAGCTTCTGCAATAACAACACCAGCAGTTTGTGAACCGTTATAACCAAAAACGCAGATTTGGTCGGTAGTCAACAAACCAGGAACGTTGTAAGTAACAGCGGTTGTAGTATTGGCAGCTAATGAATTTGAGGTATTGTCAAAAGTAGGCTGGATATAAAAGGTTTCATGGGAATTCCCACGAGTTACGGTAGTGCTAGACATAGTTTTTCCTTTGCAAAGAAAACCCTAAAAATGGGTTAATTAATTATAAGACCAAATAGAAAAAAAGCCACCCTTTTAAAGATGGCTTTTTCCCTTACATCAGCTCAGATTAATAGAAGCCTGGGCTTAGATCGTAACCGTAAACATAAACGTCCACAGTCGCTGTAGCTACAGCGGTTGTTTGGTTAATGTATAGGGTTTGTGCTGACAAAGCGGTAGCAGTGTCAGTTGAGGATGAAACAGTTACATAGGAAGGAGTAGTTTGACCAGTCAAAGCTGCTGTGGTCAAAACTGCTGTTCCTGAACCGCTTGCACCTGAAGGTGCTGTGTAGATACCCAAAGCAACAGAAGCTACGGATTGCGTTGCACCGTTGTTGTTTGCGTTAGCAATAACAATAGTGGTTGGCAAATACAAAGCGCTGTTGATTACAGGCAATGGTGTATCACCCAATCCTGCAACGCTAACACCCTTAAGAACTGCTAAAACACGCAGAGCTTGTTGGCTGTTAAGGTTCGATGGGTGTGTTGAGTTAGTAATTGCTGGTCCTGGATTAGACATATAGTTTCCTTTCGTTATCCGTTAAATTAAGCTGCAACTCGGCAAGCAAGTTCAGGATACAGAGGAGCCCATCCATACAATACGTCAAGACGAGTAGGAATACTGTCATTGTTGATTGTATATTGGCGAACCACACGCATGCTGAGACCAATTTCTTTATCAGACGCACGTCCAGCAAAGTGAACACCCTCTGGCAACTCAAGGTCAGCTACTGCAAGCGTAAACGCATTGCGGTGGAAGATCATGTTTTGGTTAGAAGTTGTGCCAGTGCTATTGAAGAACGTTACAGCTTGAGCGCCAGTAGAAGTTACAGAAACGTTTTGGAACTGACCACCAGTAATAACTGCTGGAGATACGTTTACAGAAACTGAAGAACCTGAAGCAACAGAAACAGCGCTGTTAACTACAAAGTTACGCAGTTTGCCGTATGACTGACGGTTCTGTGGGTTCACTGCATATACACCAGCGATGGTGAATGTATCGCCTTGGTTCAAGTTGATTGTGCCAGTGTTAGCAGCAGTCAAAGTGATGGTGCTGTTAGAAGCCCAACCAGAGGTCAAGAAACCAGTTGCAGTTGTAACGTTTACAGAACCAGTAACAGTCGTTGAACTG